TATAGCGTAGCTGGGGTTGCTAGTGCCACAAGAGGGGTTTTTGGTGGCGGGTATGCGGCAGTAGAAACAAATGTTATTGATTACGTTACGATTGCTTCGATAGGTAATGCGGTTGACTTTGGTGATCTTACGGTTGCCGGGTATGGTTCTGGTTCTTGTTCCAACGCAGCTTCTGCCGTCCAACCCACTCCGACAAGTGCTGCGATGGCGTTGTTTGGAGGTGGATACGATGCAGTTGGAACGACTATAAGTCTAATACAGTACGTTAACATTGCTACTACGGGGAATTCCTATTTATTTGGCGATTTAAGTGTAGCCAGAAGTTATGTTTCTGCGTGTTCTTCTTCAACACGAGGTGTTTTTGGTTATGGATACAACATGACTGTAGGAGGCACCAACGTAATTGATTATGTGACATATTCTTCTTTTGGAAACGCTATTGATTTTGGTGATTTTTCTTCTACTGGCACAACAAGTCAACCTGCTGCATGTTCAAATGAAACTAGAGGATTATTTGTAAGAGGTAATTCGGTTTCTAATATTTCCTACATCACAATTGCATCAACAGGTAATGCAATTAATTTTGGAAATTTGCTGTATTCGCCAGATAATTTAGCTGCTTGCGCCTCTACTACAAGAGGAATTTTTGGTGGTGGAGCAACGGGATCCACATATCAAAACACAATAAATTATGTAACTATTGCAACAACTGGTAACGCAACTGATTTTGGTGATTTGTCTCAAGGAAGAAAATCGTTAACTTCCGCATCAAGTTTAACAAGAGGTTTGTTTGCGGGTGGGGAGGCATCTGGCTCTGTTAATGTAAATACGATTGACTACATCACAATAGCTTCTGTTGGTAATGCCACTGACTTTGGTGATTTAACGGTAACTAGGCGCACTTTGTCTGCATCCGCATCTTCTACAAGAGCGGTGTTTGGTGGAGGGTTGATTCCGGGTACCGCATATAACGTAATTGATTATGTAACCATTGCTTCCGCAGGTAACGCAACTGATTTTGGTGATTTAATAACAACGGTGTATGCATTGGCTGGTTGTTCCAACGCTCATGGTGGTCTTTAAACATAGGGAGAAAATATGTCAAATGATTTGATCATAAGTAATATGCAAACGGCTCTGACTATTCAGAAGCCGGAGTACAACCTGATGTTGCAAAACATTCAGGAAAGAATGCCTGCCGTTACAAAAGACACAAGCAACTTTCATAAATCGCACAGCCAGTTTATGCAAGTTACTTTGGACGTAACCGCAATCACCCCTATTCGTTCTATCAAACACACTCTGGCTGAGATCGACCGCACAAAGGCTGCATTACAAGAAGCCTACCTCAACATGCGTAAGAAGCAGGTTGAGTTAAAGAAAAAAGAGCGTGAGTTAGAAAGATGCGCCGATGAGCTTGACCGTGAGATGCTGGAAATTGAGATTCTTGAGTTGAATAGCCACCTCGAAGGAACTCAGAACCATGTGAACGGCGCTCTGCGTAAGATGAACTTCATGGTCAACCAGCACAAGCAACTGCTGGAAGCTGTTGGCAAGAACGAGATTACTGAGGAAGATTACGAGCGCGAAGAGTCTCGCTATCACATCATGACTTGCATGAAGCAGGCTTTGAACGCTGCACGCAGCCGCAACGGTATGATTGATGAGGGCAACCTGATCTATCTGTTCGACTTGGGTATCAATGCCGCTCAGGCACAAGCTGAAGTCTTTGCCTACCTGAACATGGAGAATCAGCTTATCTCTAACGGTCAGGCACCAACGCACGAGATGACGATGCGCTGGCTTGAGGCTTGTGCAGACAAGTGGCAGAACGACCCTGAAACATTCGCCAAGCGTCGTGGGTTCTCAGTATTTGATCGGTCAAGCCTTACTAACACGCCGTTGTTAGAAGAGGCGCCACCACCGACTACAAAGGCTGCGTGATGCACTTAGTCATCGGAACCCCTTGCTACGGCGGCATGATGTGTACTGAGTACACGCAGTCGCTGTTGTCACTTAAAGAGGCTTGTTTAAAACACAACATAAAGTTGACTTGCATCTTTTTAGGGAATGAGTCTTTGATTCAGCGTGGCAGGAATACGGTTGCTCATCACTTCCTAAATATGCCAGACGCAACTCATCTGATGTTTATTGATGCGGATCAGAAGTTTGTGGCGAACGACATCGCTAGGATGATCAAGGCTGACAAGGGCATCATTGGTGGAGCGGTGCCGATGAAAGGCATGAACTGGGAGAAAGTCAGACAGGGCGCTGTGTTGAACCATCCCGACCTCTCTAAACTCACCGGCATATTCAATGTCAATAAGCTAGATGGTCACGAGATGATTAGCGCTGACTTGCCGTTTCAGGTTAAGCACGTTGGCACTGGGTTTATGTTGATTCGTCGGGACGTATTTGAGAAGCTAAAGCCCCATGTCGGCTGGTACAGCAACGGAGGCACAACAATCAATCCTGAAGACAAGGTTTACGACTTTTTCAAAGTGCAGAACGTAGACCACGAGTTGCTGTCTGAGGATTACAACTTCTGCCATATGTACCGAGAGCATGGCGGCACGGTTTGGGTAGCGCCTTGGTGTGAACTAGGGCATTTTGGGGCATATCTTTTCAGTGGGCAGTACGCCCAGCAAGGAGCATTAAATGGCACATCATTGCATCAAGTATCGGCTTAACGCTGACGGAACTATTCCTTCGTTTCTCTGCCTGCATTCAGAAGGCGTAGGGGGTATGTATGTTGTTGCTGATCCTGCTACACCGTCACCCCGTGACATGGTGATGATTGGCATTTCCGAAGACGACAATACCGGCGACGCCGAAGTGATCGCAACTCAACAAGCGCTGCAAGACTACCTTGCACAAGTGGGCGCTGGGTGGACGCAGCCTGATCCTGCCAATCCAAATGATTTAGAAGCTCGGGTGCCATTTGACCCGGCTGCTGCGGCTACTTGGGTTTGGGGTCGCTTGACCGCTCTGAACGCTTGATGGAGGTATAAATTGACCCGCTCACTCTTCTAGCAGCAGCAAATGCAGCGGTTGCCGCAGTCCGCAAGGGCTGCGAGTTGTACAAGGAAATTAAGAGCGTAGCTGGGGAAGCAAAAGACGTTATTGATGATCTGAAGCAGCAGTACGACAAGATCGTCGATCCGACCCCAGCGCAGAAGCAGCAATACCACGCAGAAGTCCAGCGGGTGCAGGAGGTAGCGAAAGCCGACCCGAACGACGTTTTCACCGACATTGGCAATCAGTTGGGTGCGTTGATGGACAGCTATGACGCAATCAGCAAGTTGTTCTTGAAGGAGCAGTTGGACGCCAAGCAGGTCTACAAGGGTGAAGAGAGTATCGGGCGGCGAGCGTTGAAACGGATACTGATTACATCAAGGCTAGACGCCATGCTGGTAGAGATTCGAGAGACGATGACGTACCGAGCGCCGCCGGAGTTGGGTGCACTTTGGAGTAAGTTTGAAGAGATGTGGCAGCGGATCGTTGCCGAGCAGGAAGAAGCCCACGCAGAGGAACTGAGGTTAGCTCAGATAGCAAGATGGCGACGCAAAAGAAGAATAGCGGATCTCAGGGCAAAAGTGGCATGGATTTCAGCAGTCGTTTTCGTAATAGCGTGGGCGGTGGGACTGATGTGGCTGACGACAAGAAGCGCAACTCAGAGGATGTACCTTGGTCACTTATCGTTGTAGTGATGACCGTTCTCTTGATGTTCTTCATCATCATGCCGATCTTAGCTTTTATGTACTACGACATGTATTACGCGACGCAGGCAGCAGTGTATGAAGTTCGGAAGATGCGGGAACTACGCAAAGAGATTCAGATTGAACGAATGTACGATAGATAAGGAGTAGTGATGCTGACGCTTATTTCAACTCTTGGTGGCTACCTAGTCGCCCTCTTTCCTAGACTGTTTGACCTGCTGCAAGACCGTGCGGACAAGAAGCACGAGCTAGACATCCTGCACATGCAGATGCGCCAGCAGTTGGCGCTGACAGACAAGGGCTATTCCCCGTCAGACAAGACTGAGGAAGTCCGTGAGAATGATGAGCAGGATCACCAGCAGTATATGGCGCAAATCGGTGCCATCTACAACAATCAAGAAAAACTATTGGAATCGTCTTCCCAATGGGTAAAAGATATGACGGCGGCTACTCGCCCGTTCGTGACGTTTGTTTTCGTCCTTGAGTTAGTCCTGATCAACCTGCTGACCATGCTGTGGATCTTTTTGCATGGCAGCACAATCACCTCTGTGGGTGAGTTCATTCAGATCATGGAGATCGTGTTTGACGCTGACGAAATGGCGCTCTTGGGTACGATCATCGCTATGTGGTTTGGCTCCCGTGGTAACTCGAAGGCTGGCAAGTGATCTACCTTGTCTATGCGCGGATTGCCGCGACCGTGTTGCTGTGTGCTTACTTTATAAGTAATCTGCCATGAAACTACCACTTGCCACAATTGCAATGATTAAGCATCACGAGGGGGTGCGGTATAAGCCTTACAAGTGTCCAGCGAAGTTGTGGACGATAGGTGTGGGGCATGTGCTCTACCCTGAACAGGGCAAGATGCCCGTCGATCAACGCGACAAGTTCGCACTCAAAATAGAGGACTTCCGTGTATTTAGCAAAGAAGAAGTTGATTCGATCCTTGAGAAAGACCTACAGCGGTTTGTCGCTGGTGTTCTTCGTTATTGCCCTGACCATCTTAACGAAAATCGCTTGGGCGCGTTGGTCAGCTTTGCATTCAATGTTGGGTTAGGTACCCTCCAGAGATCGACCCTGCGGCAGAAGCACAACCGGGGTGACTTTGAGGGCGCGAAGCAGGAGTTCCTGAAGTTCACGAAGGGCGGTGGCAAGGTCTTGCCGGGGTTGGTAAAGCGCCGGAATGACGAGATAGCCCTGTATTTTGCGGAGCCGAAATGAATCCGTACCTGATTCTGGGTGCTGTACTAGCCATTGGCGCAGCGGCAGCGGGAGGCTATTATACGGGCAAGGAAAGTGGCATGGCAGAGGTGCAACAGGCGTGGGATAAAGAGAAGACTGCCCAGTATGCCGAATACGCAAAAAATCAAGCAGCCGCGCGGCAACGCGAGCAAGAAATGCAAATTTCTGCTGACAAGTTGAGGAAGGAAAAAGACCATGAAATCAAAGAGCTTAACGCTCGCACTGCCGCTCTTGCTAACAGCCTGCGCGACCGCCAAAGTCGCACCGCCGCCAGCCCAAGTTCCGTGCCCAGTGCCGCCAGCGTTGGACCAACAGCCTGTACCGGAAAAGAGCTTTACCGAGAGGATGGCGAATTTCTTGTCCGGCTCGCTAGAGAAGCCGACGAAATCAGAGCCGCCCTCAAGCAATGCTACGCCCAATACCAAGCAATAAAATGACGCAAAACTTGATGAATGCGCACTAATATGAATTGCCTAAAAGTGCTTTCCCGAGACATAATCTTGAAAAGGTGCATGCTGAACCAGCGGCAAAACCGATGGAGCGCGTATGAGCTATAGCATGACCTATGACAGCTTGCTGCAGGATGTGCGGCGTTATTTGGAACGCGGCTTCACTGCGGAATCTGACGCCATTGTCTACGAGCAGTTGCCACGCCTGATTACTTTGGGTGAGCGTCGCATCGCGCGCGAGCTCAAGATCGAAGGTTTCATCCGTGCGGTGCAAACGCCGCTGCAAGTTGGGTTGGCCGTTTATCTCAAGCCAGATCGTTGGCGCGACACCGTGAGCATGTCGATCAATAACGTGCCCATCTTTGCACGCTCATACGAATACATCCGCAACTATTGGCCCGACGAATCGGAAACCGGCACGCCAGAGTTCTATGCAGACTATGATTATCAGCATTGGATAATCGCCCCAACGCCTGCTGCTGCGCAAACTTGGGAAATCCTTTATTACGAGCAGCCCGCGTTCTTGGGCGAAGATTTCCAAACCAACTGGCTCACCGAATATGCGCCGGACTTGTTGCTTTATGCAACGCTCTTAGAGGCCGCGCCGTTCCTCAAAAAAGACGAGCGCATTCAAACGTGGCAAGCCATGTATGACCGGGCGGCGCAAGCTCTGAGCGGCGAAGACTTGAAGCGCATCATGGACCGCACCGCGAACAGGAGTGAAGCGTAATGACCATTTATACCGATGTTTTCGGCGGCGCGAACATCTATCCGAGCGAGATAAGTTACAGCTCGCTCACACTGACCGCCAGCGTTTATCTCTCTTGGCCAGAGGAAACTTCCACCAATCAAAATCTTGCGACAAGAATTATAGATGTCACTGCCAGCGCAGGATTGAGCATCTATTTGCCCGACGCCAGCAAGTCGGGCACAGGCAACACAATCCTTTTCAACAATGTCGGCGGCAACACCGTCACAGTTCGGAACTCAACCGGCACACAAGTTGTCACCGTCGGTTCAGGCGAGTTGTGGCAAGTTTACCTCACCAACAACACGACAGTCGCAGGAACTTGGCAAGCGTTGCAATATGGCGCAGCGGTCAGCCAAACTAATGCGAGCTCGCTGGCTGGCACAGGCATTGTCGCTGTTGGTACGTTGTTGAGTCAGTCTGTTCCTGTTACTTCATTCAACGCGAACTACACCGCAGGCGTCAACGACCGCGCCAAGATGTTCAACTGGACAGGCGCAGGTGGCACACTCACGTTGCCTGACGCCACGGCTGTTGGAAACAACTGGTTTATTTATTTGCGCAACAGCGGCTCAGGCGCGATACTCGCTGATCCGCCAGGATTGATCACGATCAATGGCGCTGTCTCGTTGAGTTTCCAACCCGGCGACAGCGCAATCATCGCGTCAGATGGAACAGACTTCTACACGATTGGTTTTGGTCAGTCTGCTACGTTCGCGTTCGATTACACGGTTATTGACATTGCCGGCACAGGAACTTACACGCTGGTTGGTTCTGAGTTGAATCGAATCGCTTATCGGTTCACTGGTGCGTTGACTGGCAACCGCACCGTGGTCGTTCCAGCCACAGTGCAGCAGTATTGGGTAGACAACCAAACGACCGGCGCATACACGCTCACGATAGATCCTTCAGGGCCGGGCACAGGGTTCAACGTAGGGCAAGGTGAGCGCGTCATCCTTTATTGCGACGGAACAGACGTGCTCAATGCCACGACACAAGGCATTTCTGTGCCGTTGACGATCGCAGAAGGCGGCACAGGCGCAACAACCGCCAGCGGCGCGCGCATCAATTTGGGCGGCAGCTCCACAGGCATCGCGCTGTTCACGGCAGTCGACCAAGCCGCTGCGTGGGCGGCGTTGGGCGTGGCTCCGGCAGGCGTGGTAGACGGCGGGACATTCTGATGCCTGAACAAACAATCATCCTGCGCTCTCAACCCGGCATAAAGCGGGATGGGACAAAGTATGAGGGCGACTTCTACGTCGACGGGCAATGGGTTCGTTGGCAGCGGGGGTTGCCGCGCAAGATGGGCGGCTATCGTTCGACACAGAAATTCCTCACGGAGATAAGTCGTGGGTTGTCGAACTTCACGCAGCAAGGATTTGTTTATTGTCATTCCGGCGGCGCAAGCACACTTGAGCGATTCACGATTGACGGCAGCCTCAACAGCTCCATCATTAGTGACAGAACGCCTGTGGCTGTCGCTTCTTCTTGCACCGTCACATTGACGGGCGGCGCGGCTGGTTCTGTAGACGACATCACAATTGATGCCGTTTCAATCATGACTGGCGCGGTCGCATTCAACACAAACTTGTCTACGACAGCCGCTGACGTCGTTACCGACATCAATGTCGGCACAGGTACGCATGGTTATACCGCGTCTAACGTCGGCGCTGTGATCACGATTGAATCAGACGTCACTGAAGGATCTAACCCGAACGGCTACGAAGTAATCGTCACCACCACGACGATCACCGCTACCAACACCGACATGGCGGGTGGTTCGTTCGCGCTGCAAAGCTCTGCTGAAAACTTGTGGATGTTTGATTATCAGTACGAATCCTCAAGCAATCAAAATTACATCCTCGCTCATGTCGCGCCGAATTCAGAATGCATTTGCAACGATACCGGCGGCCAGATATTTTTCGGTGACGTGCTCGGAACCGCGCCACTGACCAGCATCTCGTTGCCGCCAGACGCGAACGTCACCGGCGGCATCGTTTCCTTGCACCCTTATTTGTTTTATTACGGCACCGACGGCATCATCGGGTGGTCTAAGGCGGGTGAGCCGACCAACCTGACAGACCTCGCAGGTGGCGCAGGCATTGCGCGTCCTTGGGGCCAAAAAATCATCAAAGGGTTGCCGCTGCGAGCAGGCTCCGGCAGCGCTCCTGCCGGCATCTTTTGGGCGTACGACGCGGTCATCCGTGCAACTTTCACGGGCGGCGCAACTGTTTTCCAGTTTGACGTCATTGCTACCGAAACCTCAATCATCTCGCCGCAGTGCGTGGTGGATTACGACGGCGTGTTTTTCTGGTGCGGCGTCGACCGTTTCTTGATGTTCAATGGTGTGGTGCGAGAGGTTCCCAACCAGATGAACCTCAATTACTTTTTCGACGGCATAAACCAAAACCAAAAGAACAAAGTATTTGCATTCAAAGTGCCGCGCTATGGTGAAATTTGGTGGTGTTATCCACGCGGCGACGCTACCGAATGCACTCACGCTGTGATTTACAATGTGCGCGAGAACACTTGGTACGACACCGAGCTGCCTAATTTCGGGCGGTCTGCAGGTCAGTTCAGCAATGCGTTCGCCGCGCCTATCCTCGCAGGCGTCGTGGACGACGGCGATGGGTACAAAGTTTGGATTCAAGAACAGCTCACCGACGAATACGACGGCTCCAACATACGACCGATCCAGTCGTATTTCGAGACAGCCGACTTGTCGTCGTTGCCGCAAGGGCGCAATGAATACTTGCGCATCATCGCAATCGAACCAGACTTTGTGCAAAATGGCCCGATGACGGTGAAGATCACTGGCCGCGCCAACGCTCGCGCGCCAGAAGTTTTCAGCACAGACTTTGAGTTCCCTGCCAGCGCTGCGGCTGACAAACCTTACGAGCAGATCGTCATGCTCAAAGAACAGCGCCGTGAATTGCGTGTGCGGTTCGAGAGCAATGCGGTTTATGGAGACTACCAAATGGGCCAGATCATTGGTCATTTGGACACTGGCGACAGGACGGTTCTCGGATGAGTTTGCCACATGTTACCTTGCCGCGTTATATGGGGTTGGTGGACTGGGCCAATCAGGTGGCGTTGGATTTAGACCCGTATGGCGCATTTGGTCGGCTGGATTCGCCCGACAACTGGCAAAATTGGGCGATGCAATTTTTGAACAACACATCGTTGGGCAGAAACTTCCCAAACCCTTACGACTTTGAAGATTGGGAAGAGTGGGCTGAACGTTTTGTGCAAACGCTCTCATGAGATATATCGGGTTTTATCGTGAAGATGAAGCAGAAATTTGGGCAAGAGAGAAAATGGATTTGCCGGCAGCACCGGGATTTTATCGTGCTGCAGCGGCAGTTGATGAGAACGACGAATTCGTTTGTGTGATCGTGATGACGAATTTTTCGCCGCGCAATGTTGACTTCAATGTGGTCATTGAAAAACGCAAGGTTAGGCCAAAAGCCATGAGGACCATGTTCACTGAGGCGTTCGGTTTTGTGTTCGACCGTTTGGGCACAGCGAGGATTACTGGTTTGATTCCTAGCAAAAACGAACAATCTTGCAAACTCGCTGAACATTTTGGTTTCAAATTAGAAGGCGTCATGCGCGCCGCGTTGGACGAAGACGATTTGAACATTTATGGTTTTTTGGCTGAAGAATATCGCTCACATGCTTGGCATAGAGGATGAAAATGGACGTACGCGCAATAGTAGAACTCGTCAAACAAACGCCTGAAGTCCAGCGCGCAGTCGACATCATTGAAGCGCAGCTTGAGCGCGCGCCAATCATGCCGGAGGATCTGGACGAAATAATCGGCATGCTGGAAGCCGTCGTTCAAGACCCGAATCGTTACCCGGAAGTGCGCGCGGCGGCGGTGAAAGACGGCGTCATCAGCGAGCAAGACGCGCCGCAAGAATACGATCCGACATTCGTGTTGGCTGTGTTGGTGGCACTTTATGGTTACCGTGAGCGGCTCTCGACCAAAGGGTATGCGCGCGGCGGGTTGAAGGTTGCCGGCAGACAGCTTGCCGCAGCAGGGCGCGGCGGCGACTCAATGCTCGCCCATATCAACCCGCGTGAAGCGGAAATGTTGCGTCGCATGGGCGGCTCAGGCACCGTCAACCCGAACACCGGGTTGCGTGAATATAAAAGCGGCAAAGGGCTGCTCGGCGCTATCTTGCCGATTGCACTGAACTTCATTGCGCCGGGGTTGGGCGGCGTGATTGGAACTGCATTGGGTGCGACAGCAGGCAGTGCAGCCGCGACGATGTTGGGCAGTGCGGTGATTGGTGGTGTTAGTTCAGCGCTCACTGGTGGCGACCCATTGAAGGGCGCGCTCATGGGTGGCTTGGGCGGCGGTTTGAGCGGTGCTGTCGGCAGCGCCGCGAGCAATACATTGAAGTTGGGTTTAGGGGAAACAGGACAAGCTCTGCTTGGCGGCGCACTGGTGGGTGGCACAGCTGGCGCGTTGACGGGTGACGGCTTTGTCCGAGGCGCTTTGCAAGGCGCGGCGGGTTCTGGCCTCAGCAAACTCGCAGGCGGTTTCAGTGGCCCTTCAGCCTTTGAAAAAGGCATCAGCCAAGCCGGTCAAACGATGGGTCAAGCATTGACCGCAGGATTCGACCCGAAGACAGCAGCTATCGCTGGCGGTTTGTCTGGGTTGGCGAGCGGCGTTCAAACTAAACTTCAATCAATGAAGCCGTCTGACAACGTCGTCGCGAATTTGAAAGCGCCGGGCGGTGGTTCATCAGGTCAACTGACTTCATTGCAGCGCGACTTAACTGGCCGGTTTTATGACGCTCAACCGGGCTCGCAGCCATCTTTGACGGGAGCGACAGATTTAAGTCGTTTTGGATCAACGTCTGATTACAGCGCATTAACACGGCCCGGCGGCTTAAAAGTCAACGCAGGCGATTTAGACGAACTTTTGGTTCCTTCGGGCTCAGATGCTGCGTTTTCAGGTGTTGGTAAATTGCGGGGTCTGCAACCTACGCCAACCGGCACAGAAAGCGCGATTCCAAGCGGCACAGAAAGCGCTTTGCCGGGCTTGAATTTGAAGACCGCAGGAACATTGGCCTTGTTGAGCAGCTTAAAATCTAGCCGCCCACCGGAAGTCAATGCCGCGATAGAAAAGATGTCTCCAGCGCAACAAGAATATTTCAATCGTCCGAGCATCAAGTGGGATTGGAACAAGTTGCAATCTGACGCGAATGCACAACAAATGTCGTTGAGCCAATACATGTCGACTTATTGGCCACAAATCGCTGCTGGCACTTACAGCATTGAGCCTGCCGCGATGGCCATGGGCGGCATGTACGCGATGGGCGGTGGGCCACTGGGTGCTGTGGCGCGGCTCGTACGCGGGGGCGGCTCTGGCCGTGACGACACAATCAATGCACGGCTCTCAGACGGCGAATACGTGATGGATGCAGAGACCGTCGCGATGCTTGGAGACGGATCAGCTGACGAAGGCGCTCGCAGGTTAGACGGCATGCGCGCTCAACTGCGCAAACACAAAGGGAAAACATTGGCGCGCGGCAAGTTCAGCCCCAACGCCAAGAGCCCACTCGCATACATGAAAGGAGCCGCATAATGGCTAGCTTGTTCCAAGGTGACCCACAAAAGGCCACCAGCTATACGACGTCCACGAGCGAGACGCCCAAATGGATGCAAGATGCGATTTACAACCAAATTCAGGTTGCCCAAAACATCGCCAATCGTCCTTTCATGGAATACGACCTGCCGCGTACTGCGGAGTTGTCGCCGCTGCAACAACAAGCGTACAAAAATGTTGTTAGCAATCAAGGATTTTTCCAAGGTGACCTAGATAAAGCCCAAACTGGAATGTATGGCTTTTCTGAGAAAGGCACTGCAGATCAGCTTGGCCAACAACAAGGCCAATATTTGTATGACCCAAGCAAAGTTCAAGGAATGCTCGGTCAAGGAATTGGTTATTTTGACAAAGCAGGCGCCACAACAGGCGAAGCGTTAGCCGAACGCGCACTGAAAGCCGCTGACCCATACTTGCAATCAGCCGCTCAAACTTCGGCTCAGAACATCAATCAATACATGTCGCCTTACCAAACAGGCGTCTTGGATGTGATTGCCAAGCAAGGTGCGCGTAACCTGACCGAAAACCTTCTGCCGGGCGTTTCAGACGCTTTTGTCAGAGCGGGCCAATTCGGTTCTTCTCGCATGGGCGAGTTGGGTGCGCGTGCGATGCGTGATACGCAAGAAGCGATCCTCAACCAACAAGCGCAAGCCGCTCAACAAGGTTATGGACAAGCGCTTGCCGCTTCTCAAGCTGATCTGGCTCGTCAAGCTCAGTTGGCTGGCACAGTCGGTTCAATCAGCGGCGCGGATTTGTCGCGCATCCTGCAAGGCGGCGCTCAGTATGGCAGCATAGGACAAGCCTACACAGGCGCAGGACAAGCCCAACAACAGCTCGGCATGGGTGCAGCCCAAGCAGAACAACAAGCGCGCGCGGCTGATTATCAGCGGCAAATGGCAGCACTCAATCAGTTTGCGCAAATGCAACAACAAGAGCAAGCGATGCGCGCGGCAGACGTGGCTGCGCTGGAAACAGCAGGGCAAGCACAACAAGGTCAACGTCAGCGCGAGCTCGATATGGCTTACGGCCAAGAGCGCGAAAAGTTCTTGTACCCACAACAACAAATGGATTGGCTCAGCACACAAATTCGCGGCATGGCACCAATCACGCCGCAAACTGTCACGCAGGCAGGACAAACCACGGGTGCAACGTATTCGCCTTCGCCGCTGTCGCAGTTGGCTTCTGGCGTGTTCGCGTACAAAGGTCTGCAAGGTCTCGTCTAAGGAACCGTCATGGGATACGAACTCAATAAACTGATGAAGCTGTATGGCGTTTCGACGCCGGGCATGGCCCCTTACACCGGTCCTGCCGGCAATGCATCGGCGTTGCAAGGTTACAATCAGTATCGCACAGACTACATGAACCGCGTGGCAGCTACGCCAATGTATGGCGAACAACAATACCTCACCGGGTTGGCTGGCGAGCGTGTTGCACCAAATTACGCGTCAATGATATCGCCGCCGACGTTCGATTCGACCGGCAAAATAATCGACACAATCACAGGCGGCACGAAAAACGACACGCTTGTCGGCGGCAAAACGGTCGACACAATCACAGGCGGCACGAAAAACGACACGATAGCAGGCGGCGGCATATCTACAGAGCCGGGTTCTTACGAATACAACTACTTTGAAAACACCCCAGCAGATCTGGCAAAAATCAAAGAACTCCAAACCGGCCCGAACGCAAAAGCGCGTGCTGATTTAGTTGAGATGTATTTGACGACATTTAATCGTCTGCCAGACAAGCCGGGATTTGAGTATTACTTGAACACAATCGGCAGTGACGACTACATTTCTCCAGAAGAAGCCGAGTTGTTTGCCAGAAATGCTCAGCCTGAATTGAACCAATACAACCAATTGCAGGGATTGTATGGAAAATACGCAGGCCGTGAAGCTGACATTCCCGGTTTGGAATATTGGATGGGTGAGATTGGTCGTTCTGGCGGCGTTGACCCTGTGAGAGACCGTTTCTTAGCTGGCGTCCAAAAAGAAGTTGATATGGGCAATGCAGGGTTTAGACCCGGCATGTATGACGTTGGTCAGATGGGTAGCCGTATTACGCCGGAAGAGTCTGCTCGGCTGTACGCAGCTGCGCCATTCGTGTTTGGCCAAGACCCCACAGGCGCGGCGAACAACCGTGCCCGACAGCAACTATATGATTTGTACACAAAGGATTTAGGCCGGACAGCGCCAGACCCAGAGGGGTTCAATTGGTGGATCAATAAAATCGGTAGCGACAACATCATCACGCAGGAAGAAGCTAATCAGTTCTTGGCGGGGGCAAATCAACCAGCTGCGCCGATGGGCACAACCCCAAGCATGGCAGCTCCGACAGCGCCGGCTCCAGTGTCGGCGGCTCCAGCAGCGATTGCGCAACCAAGTGCCGCCCCAGCAAGTGCACCAGCTGCGCCGGTAAGTATGCCGGGAATGGCTTCGGCGGCTGACATCGCGAACGTGTTCTCTCAACAATTAGGTCGCCAACCAGAAGCTGCTGCGCTGGCTTATTACAGCACGCAGCCTTATTCAAAACTGATGAGCGATGTTTTGGGCTCTTCAGAAAGAGCGGCTATGGTGGGAGGCAGACAGATGTACCACGGCGGCGCTGTGCATGATTTAGCCCAGAAATACAAAGTGGGCGGCGCTGTTCGCAAATTCGAAATTGGTGGCAACAAAGGCGAGCTGGACGAAAGCAAAGTCACAGCAGTTCGTCGCGCCCGAGGCATGTTGGATGACGAAGGGTTTGAAGCTTACTTGCGCAACCAAGAATTCATCGGCAACCCTGCGGGTGAAATGCGCGCCGCAGCCAGCGGCCCTGTGACTAGAGCGGTGCCAAGCACGGAAGGCGCTGTTGAGTCGGTTTCTCCGGCTGCGCAACCAGTGAAGCCGCCGCCATCAGTCACCACGCCGGTTTCTCCTGCCGCGACAGACTTGATGGCTATGCTCGCTAACTATGGCGATGACGTTTATGCGCCAGAGCTGAAAACGGCAAGACAAAAAGTCTCCACAGAGAATGAGAAGTTTGCTCAGATGATTGAAACAGCGATGAAAAGTGAAAGCGCTGTTCCAGACAAGACTGAGCTTTATTTCCGGCTAGCTAAAGCATTTGGCTCACCAACGAAAACCGGCGCATTGACAGAGAATTTGAGTCTAGTCGGTGGTGAGGCGGCCGAATATGCAAAAGACGTCAGAGCTGGTCAACGCGCTGACAAACAACTTCGCACGCAGCTCGGCTTGGAAGCTCAGAAGCTCCGTGCGCAGGGCGCTCGCGAAGACCTCACGACGCTGCGCACGTTGGCTGGTGAGGAAATGAAAGACAGGCGCGCCATCTTAACAGAATACATCAAGAGTGGCCGCCCACAGTCTGAAGCAGGCAAGGCGGCAATCGACGCAGGCTTGACGCAGGGCACGACAGAGTTCACAAAGTTTGTTGAGAAGTACATCGACGACAAAGTCCGCACCGGCAACATGCTGAAAGAAGCCATGGTCGCGATTGCCGCTGGGCAACTCCAGCTCGGCAAACAGCGTGTTGATATTGCCAAACAAAGCGAACAACGGCAGCAAGAGGCCGCTGGCAAACTCACGCCCGGAGAAGTCAAGCTCAAAGCGGAAGCCGAAACAACACTCGGCGGCATCGACGACGCGATGTCTTCGCTCAAGCGTGCTTATTCGCTCAACCCCAACACATTCGACGGGACACTCATTGCGCTGGCTCAACGCAAGATCCTCGAACAAACGGATCCAAAAGATCCGCGTGTGTTGGCGACGCGCGAACAACAAAACTTGCTCAGCAAGGGTGCAATCGACAAGCTGCGCGCATCGTTCGGCGGCAACCCGACAGAAGGCGAACGTGCCGCGCTGTTGGCGTTGGAAGGGATCGATTCCAAGAGCAAGGAAGAGCGCGCACAGATTATGAAGAACACGTACAAGTTGTTGCAAGCTCGTCGTGAACGCGAACAGAAACGCTTGAACGAAATTTCCAAAGGCGCGTACCGCGAAACGACACCAGCACCAGCCGCAGGAGACCTTGAATAATGGCGACCAAACCTGTGAATCAATTGGTGGGCGGCGCTCGCGCTGCCGTTGGGCAAGGCCTCATGATGGGTTGGGGTGACGAAGCTGAAGCATGGCTCCGTTCCAAACTCGGCGAGGGCGAATACCAAAACATCGTTGACCGCATCCGCAAAGAGTACGGCCAATACTCTGAAGAAAACCCCGTCACTTCTACGCTCGCAGAGTTCGGCGGCGGCGCGTTGCCGGGATTGGCGGCGATGATGGTGCCGGGTGGACAACCTGCGGGGGCTGCGCAACTGACCACAGCGGGTGGTTCGGCGTTGGCTCGGTTGGCGGCGCGCCCAATCACCAAGAGCATCGCCGCAGGCACCACCACAGGCGCGATTGCAGGCGCTGGTTCGGCTGTAGAAGGCAGTCGAGGTTCCGGCGCGGTCACCGGCGGCGTGACTGGCGCTGGTGTGGGCGCGGCTATTCCTGTTGTGATGCGCACTTCAGGCGGCGTAAAGGACTGGCTCAGTGAGCGGTTGTTCCCGTCTGAAGCCAAAACATTCGAGCGCGCGTCGCAAAAGATGACAGAGGCGCTCGGTGAAGCAGGCATGACACCAAAAGACATTTCCAAGCGCATGGCAGAAAATCGCGCACTGGGTGTTCCAGCGACCGTCGCCAACACAGAAGCCGCATTGGCTGACTTGGCTGAGACGGTTGCGCAGCGCACCGGAAAAGGCACCCGCAGGATTGAAAAGACAATCAGCCAACAGCAAGCAGGAACCAAAGAGCGCGTCTACCAGCAAGTGCGCAAAGGGTTGAAGCCAGACGACTATTACAGTGAAGAAGAGCGCCTGATCAGCGACCTGCGCAGCAAATCGGCACCCGCTTACAAACAGGCTTACGCCGTTGGTGAGGTTGACGACCCGCAGATCATGGACATGTTGGCGTTGCCGCAGTTCCGTGGTGTTTGGGCGACAGCCCGGTCGATTGCAGAAGCTGACGCAGCAGCCGCGAAGGTCAACGCAATGCGCGGCGGCGAGGCATTCGACCCAAGTGAGTTCAAGTTGCGCGACATCTATGAAGTCATCCGCGACCCAAAAACAGGCAACCCAATCGACGTAAAAATCACCGGCACAGTGCCAGACGTGCGCACGTTGGATTACATGAAGCGCGCGCTGGACGCTCAAATCAGCGCCGGGTACCGTTCCGACAATGCCGCGACGTTGGCTAGTGCGAACGCCTTCAAAGACCTGCGCAACGCGCTGCGCGACCGTACCAAAGAAGTGGTGCCTGAATACAACGCGGCGTTGCAAACCTACAAAGGCGACAAAGAGATTTTGGATTCGCTCAGGGCTGGCTATAACGACTTCGGCAAGATGGACCACGAAGAGGTCATCAGGCTGACGGCCAATATGTCGCCTGCTGAAAAAGAAGCATTCCGCACAGGCGTCGTGCGCGACATTTACGGCAAGTTGTTCACCACCAGCCGCAACATCAATGCGGGTGCAATCTTGAACGCGCCAGAAATGCAAGCCAAGCTGCAGCCGCTGTTCGACAGCCCCGCGCACTTCAGGCTGTTCCAAGCCGCCACAGAACGCGAAGCGCAACTGTTCAACCAAGCCAACCAAATCCTGCGCGGCTCACAAACCGGCAAACGCACCGCCATGCGGGAAAAGTTCGAAGATTCAGGAGAAGGATTCTCGCAAGCTGCTGCGCAAGCGTTGACTGGCGGCTGGAAATCTTCGCTCACTGGGATGGCGTCGCGTGCACTTTACAAGACCACAATGACAGAGGACATGGCCGACAAGTTGGCCACGATGTTGATGTCAAGAGACCCGAAAGAAGTAGCCGCTGTCGTAAAAATCTTGGAAGACTACGCCGAGCGTGCCGCACCCAAAGCAGCAGCGGCCACCAGAAGGGAAATTGGCGCCACGACAGGCGTTTCGGTCAGCGCGCTGCCTGCACCGAGTTCCGGCGAGAAGTTCGGCGAAATCGAAGAGGAAACGCGTACGGAAATGCCCGCAGGCCCAGACATTGAAATGGACATAGAGTCTGACAGCTCTCCCCGGCAGCAACGCTGATTGAAACGGCTCAGCAGCTGTCTTCACCCCGCTCAGTGCGGGGTGTTTTTTCTTCACACATGACGTAGTTGCGCATGTCGAGAATTATTTCAATGTGTTCGGCGGCTGTGTGTTGCCCTGCGGCGCGCGCTGTTTGGATGGCCGCGAGCAGCTCTTCTTGAGTGCGGCCCCAATGCAAACCGGGGCCGAGCAGTCGGCGTATGTACGCCCACGTTTCACACAACCGTTTTCCCTCATGTCAAGGCGCTCTCGTCAATTTCCAACATCTTCCGCAAGCGCTTGATTCTTTGTGTTTCGAACTTTACCATATTGTCGTAGTATTCTCGCAGCCGCTGACACTCCAACAGATTGCGGCGTGCATCTTCCAACTCCCTGTGGCCGAGTTTTTCTGGGCTCGGTTTTTTGAAAAGTTCTACAATCCAGTCATACCAGTGTTCTTCAATTGCTGGGTGGCTGATTACTTGATATTCCTCAGAAGCGCTGACAGTTCTGATACGCCGCCATTGCACAAAAGCAGATTTTGTGCCTTTCGGTATCTGTCTTGCACTGAGTGATTGATGAACTTGGTCATTAGTATGGTATGCGAACGGCGCAGGAGTTCGCGTTTCAATGCTTGTTCGGGCGTCAGACATGTGAACTCCAAGTTCGGGAAAGTGTTAATGATGGTTTGAGATTGTTGATTGAGCAACCCTATAACCAGCACTCCTGTGCGCGGAATGCGCGGCGCAGAAATCGGTTGAGGGTCGTGTTTGGGGTGATGTTTGGCTTCTTCCTTGCGCAACTCCAGTCGTTCAGCGACCTTGTCGGCCAGCGCCTCAAGGAGCTGGTCTAGGATGGTCCGAAAAAGGTCAGGTGCAGCTTCGGTTGGGGGCGGCGACGGAAGCGGCTCTACGGGCCGAATTTTGGCTTCAGCGCGTGCACGATCTATGTCATCCGCATATTTGTAAAGTGAGGAAAAATTAGGTTTGCGCCGCCGCTCGACCGGCAACACGCTTTGCGCGGCAACGTACAATTCTTCTTTGCGCAATATGGGGTTGTCGCGTAACAACGAGACCATCTGTTTGTAGATGGCTTCGCGCTCTTGTTCATCCCAACGAATTTTGGTTTTCATCAGTCACCTTTCTAAGTTAAACAACCGGGGCGCGCGGCCCCGGCAACAATCAGAAGCCGCTCGCTTCTCCAACTTCTGACGGATTTTCCTCGTACTTGACTTGGACGCCGCCTTTGGCGATGCTGCTGTGGAACGCTTTGGCGGCTGCGTAGACTTCACTGCGGTCTACTTGCCCGGCCAGCTCGAACTTCACACCGAACCATGTGCCTTTGTCGTTGCTTTCTCCTGCGCTGGTGACGCGCACAAAGTTCGCGAATGTCGGTGGCGTGTAAAGCTGGCCGCCAGAATTCTTGAGCTTAACGGAAGCCAGCGCCGACATCAGCATCTTGGACTTCTTGATCTGGGTGGACGTCAGTGACAGGAGCGCTTCACTCCATGCGCCGCTTTCCTGATCGATGATCAAGACGTAATGGTTGCGCGTGTCGTTGAAACGATCACTCTTTTCCGGGTTGATGGATTTGTCCGGCTCAGGCGCATAAAGCCGTCCGTCCAGCTCCACCACCTGACCTTTGGTGCGCATGTCTGCGACTTCCTCTGGACTATAAACGCCGCGCAGTCCACCACCGTTGGCGCGCGCACCCCACCGCAAGAATTCGCGGCGGTAAGAGCATGGCACAATGATCACGCCGTCTTTGCCAGAAAACAATCGGCCTGTGACGTTCTCGAAAAACATACCAGCCTTCGCCCCTTCCAACGCCGCGCCAGAGGCTTCGTCGACCTGCGGCGAACCCTTTTGCAACAAACTCAAAAACGGAATGGCGAACGATTCCTGACCGGCATTTTCCATGCCTGCGCCAGCGTCGGCAGCAAAATCCATATCAGCGACCACCAATGCTGTGTTGGTTTCCTCAACCTTCGCAAGTTCTTTTTTGCTCATGATTAACTCACTTTCTCATGTGGTGTGGGGCTCAGAAAACGCCGCCCCACTCAGCGTTCACTTCTTCGCAGCAGTGATCTTTACTTTGTTGTAGGGATGCACCCCGAACAAATCGAATGGTATGGCTTGTCCTGCGGCCATTTGTTCCTTGATGAACGACTTCAACGTGCTGGGATGCACACGCTCAATCATCTCGCCGTTAATTTTCTGCGCACACTCCAAAGCGGCTTCGCGCTCGTCACGACCGAACTTGGCGACGACTTCTGTCTTAATCAAGCCGCCGAACCCATTTGTCGTCAACCAGTCATGCGCTCGCGCGCGGCGTTCTTCGCTGATGCCGCAATCTATCTCTGGCTTCACTTCGATTGTTTCGCCGGTGGTGAGCTTGAACGTCGCCAACCCCAACTCTTGCATCAGGTCAGGCAGGTCTTCTTGCTCGACGCGTCGCACGTCTTTTTTGGCTGTTTCCAGCTCATTTTCCAGCCGCGTGACATTTTCGCGGAGCTTCAATAGCAGCTCAGCCAGCTGCACAGCACGTTGCAAGTCACTCATACGTTCGCCTCCACGGAAATGTAGCTGCCAGATTGTCTGTCCCACTTGAGTATGCGCAGCAAGCCGCCCGTCTTACGCACGGCAATGCAGGAAACTGCCGCGATGAGCGATGGGTCACCAACTGCAACAACATAATCTTCGTCTGAATAATCTTTCATCTGCTCGCGCAAGGCGGCGATCAATGGGTTGATGTGGAGCCGGTTGGCGTTGGGCGGCAACATCACCACCAGCTCGCCGAATGACTTGGCGTGGTCCAAGTTGATGGACGGCACCCAGAGTTTTGTGGCCGGGTCGTACTTACTAGGTACTTGCGGCGCGTAGACTTTTGGCATCACATTTCCTTTCTAAATTTGTGAGGGTAATTATCCTTCGACCGCCGCCATCTCGTCTCCCAGCACTATTGCGGCGGTACGTTGTTTGCGTTGCAAGTTGCGCGCGATTTGTTCGTCTATTGTGTTCTCTGCGGCGATGTCGATATAAACAACATTCTTGCGTGTGCCGATGCGATGTGCGCGGTCTTCAGATTGCAACCTTGTTTCTAGGTTGAAATCATTACTGAAGTAAAACACCGTCTCAGCAGCCGTCAACGTCAACCCAATGCCGCCAGACTGAGGTTGGCCCACGAACACACGCACGTCACCATTTTGGAAACTGTCGACGGCGGCTTCCCTGTCGTCACGACTCACGCCGCCATGGTATTGAACGCAACTGACGTTCGCCTCATTGAGCGCGGCGCTGATGGCGTCCAGTTCTTCCCTGAACCGAGCCCAAATGATGAACTTGCCGTCCACGTCTTCGATGGCGTCCATCAATGTTTTGAGCCGAGGATTGTCGTCAGAAACATAGCGCACACCCAACGGCGTATTGACGTAGCCGCTGGTGATTTGTTGCAGCTTTATCAGCGCGGCGAGTTCGCTGACCGGCAACTCGACATTGTTGCCCAAATCAATGCGCAGCTCGTCTTGCATCTTGTCGTAGGCGCGTTGCTGCGCAGCGTCCAACTCGAATGTGATCGTTTTATAAATCTTGTCCGGTAAATCCAAACAGTCTTTTTTCAGCACCCTGAACGAATGCGGCTCCAGCAACTTTTGCAGCTTGTCGAGGTTACGCCAGCGCGGCGAGCCGTCTGGGTTGCGTGCGATGATTTGTGCGAACGCCGCGCGCGGGTTGCGGCGTACCATGTTTTGCATGAGCGGGTGGGTGTTGGGCAACACGTCAGCGTATTCAGAAACGAACGCGCGGTAACTGGTCGTGCCCAACAAACCGCTCTCGAGAAATTCCATTTGTGCGAATACGTCCACCGGGGAGTTGGTGACCGGCGTGCCTGACGCGATGCGAGCGCCCTTTGCGTAGCGACGGAGCCGCATGAGCGCTTTTGTGCGCGCGGCGTCTGGGTTCTTGATGCGTGAACTTTCGTCGAGCAAAATCCATGCGTTGCCGCTCAACAAGAATCGTTCGCAAAACTCGTAGCCTTTTTTGGTCACCAGCGCGTCGATGTTGACGGCCAGAAACCGTAACGGGACAGATTCGCCTTCTTGGCGAACCCTGAACAAGTCTTCCAGTGAGCGCATATACCGTTGACCAGCACCTGAGCGCCACGCACGAGCGACTATGTTGCCTTCCATGTGGGCGGGGATCTCCCGGTTGATCCAGTTGAGGTGCACACCGTTGGGCGCGACCACGAGCACAGTGTCGATGGTGCCTTTTGCGTAGAGCCGCTCGACATCAGCCAGCAACGTCCATGTCTTGCCGGTTCCTTGTTCCATGAACAAGGCATAGGTCTGACGCCCGACCATGCGTTGTATGGCTTGCAGTTGATGCGCCATGCCTTGCGTTTTCATTTCTTGTCTCCTAGTTGCACCAGCATGCCAACGATGTTGTCGATGCCGATGAGCATTGCGGCTGACCTGAACTGCGGCGTGTTGTATTCATTGATGTGGTCAGCGGTCGCGCCGCTGAATACAAACACTTCGTCGCCCACACCCACAACAACCAGAGAAATGCCGCCCCAGTTGCGCCAGTTGAGATGCCAATTCTTTTGCACTTGCGAGAGCCCTTTTTCACCGAGGACTTTGGTAGAGCTCCGCGCAGGCCATTCTTTCACGTACTTCAATTCTATCGGGATGAAATTTCCCTTCACCAGCGTATCCACATCAGGCCGACCAACACCGACCAGATTTTCTATCCGTTCTGTGTAGACGCGGCCCGCAGCAGCGTCACGCAGGCGATCCCACAAGCGTTGTTCTGGGCGTCGACTCACTCAAATCCTCCTGGCGGTTCAATACTTTGATGCGTTCAACTTTTATCATGCCGAAGTTCGGTATCTTCTTGCCGCGCACGAGCAGCACATCCTGTTCAGCCACCAACCGCTCCATGGCAATGCGGCCCAGCGGCTCATACTTGAAACGGTCAACGCGGCAAATGATCGGGATGCCGGTGTCGTCTTTCAAAAAGAAGTCTGAAAACAATGTTTGGCCAGTGAGTTTGCGGCCATCACGCCGCGCGACACGCACCGTTTCATTTTCGTCACGCAGCTCTTTCTTTGATATTTTGCCGATGAACAAAACATCGCCGCCATCAGGCAACTTGTCGGCTGTATAAATGACCGACCCAACCCGGCAACCATGGCTTACAGGGTCGGCGTACCAATCAGCGTAGGCGTGGCTGATTGGGTAGAGGTCACTGAACTTGATGTGTGCTTCCTTGATGCGTTGCCGCAGCTTGTCGTCGGTTGTACCGAGACGGCGCGCTTCTACTGCGGCGACAGCCTTTGCAGGGCCGAACCCGACGAGGTTCATGTAGCCGCCGATCAACCTTCCATTTTGCACCGACCAGTTGATGTCGCTCAGGTCTGGGTCGAACGCGGTATATTCCACGCCTTCACGGGCCATCTCACGCAAGATTTCCATCGTCTGGTCATCGTCCTTGGCTGACCTGAGGCAAGCCGCTGCATATTCCAGCGGGTGATACGCCTTCATCCAAGCGCACCAATAACTGATCACTGCGTAAGCGCACGTGTGCGACTTGTTCATGCCCCATGCGCCGAAGTTACAGATTTCATTCCAGATGTCTTGCGCGACCTCTCCATCAATTTTGTCTTGCGCCGCGCCTGCGATGAACTTTGCACCTTGCTGGTCGAAGTATTCTTTCCCTTTGCGGCCAGACATCGCCTTGCGAATGACGGTGGTTTCATCCCACGAGAACTTGCCGATGTCGCGCACGATGCGCATGACTTGTTCTTGGTAGAGCACGACGCCGTATGTGTCAGCCAACAACTCCTCCAGCGCCGGGTGGGTGTACGTCACCGGCTCTTGACCAGCCTTGCGAGCGATGTATTTCCCGGTCGCGCCGCCGCCTAACGGTCCTGGACGAGCCAGCGCCGTCAAGTGGTCCACCGTCTTGAAGTTGTCCACGTGCACTTGCGCTGAAATGGTGCGCTGGCTTTGTCCTTCAAACTGAAAGATGCCGGTGTATTTGCGCTGGTTGAAAACTTCTAGCACCTTCGGGTCGTCCAGCTTCAATCCATAAAGTTCTTCAGCCGTGACGCAATGCGTGTCCTCAATGATGCCGAGTGTGCGCAACCCCAATGCATCAATCTTGAGCAGGTTCAGGTATTCGCTGTCTGGCTTGTCGATGTGCGCTACGCCGTCTGCACCAACGGTGCAATATTCGTCGACTGGCACGTTACAAACAATCACCCCGGCGGCGTGTACGCCTGTGTGCCACGCATGGTTTTCAACTTCTGACATGACCACAGCCTTTGGGTTGCGACCCATGAATCGCCGCCCGATGTCGGTGTTGTTCAGTGTGTCCTCCAACCCTTTCCCGTAGCGAGAGTCACCCGACGAATACTCAATCAACACGTTGAGCAGCTCGAACCGCTCCTTGTCAGGAATGCCGAATCGCTTGCAAACTTCAGCCATCACGCTGCGCGGCTTGAGTGTATTGACGTTGCCGATACGCGCCACGCAGTTGCGGCCATACTTCTCGGCAAGGTAATCGAAACATTGGTCGCGCTTGGTGTCCGAAAAGTCAATGTCGATATCAGGCAAATCCTTGCGCGTCAAATCAATGAACCGCTCGAACAACAACCCATGCGGTATCGGGTCAACTTCAGTGATGCCCAACAAGTAACAAAGCAGCGAACCAGCCGACGAGCCGCGCCCCGGCCCCACCAGCATGCGTTCCTTGGCCCAAGCAATCAAGTCAGCCACAACGATGAAGTAGCTCTCGAAGTTTTTGGCTTCGATGGCGCTCAGTTCACGCTGCAACCGGTCTTCGTATTCCTGCGGCCAAGATGCCAAGTGACCGAGCGACAAACGATTCCTGCGCCCTTCTTCAGCCAGCGCGCGCAAGTCTCCATCCACATGAATCAGCGGCGCGGTAGGCAGCGCACCAGCGCATCGTTCAGCGACTTCGTGCGTGTTGCGTACCGCTTGCTTCCAAGCATCGTCGTCCAGGATGCGCAACGCCGCGTGCAACTCCTGCTCGGAGAGGATGTGTTGCGGCGTTGTTGCCTCACGACCACCAATCGACATGAATGCGGCGTAGTCGGTTGGCTGGGGATAAAAATTGGCGCTGCTCAGGACGAGGGGTTTGCCTGTACGACGTGCGAGCGCCAATGCAAAGCGTTGCGCCACGGGAGACGCAGGGTTGATGTCTACATAATCGAATGTGTCCGGGTCAGTCAACGCCGCGCCAGCGAACCTGATTACACCCTTGCTCTCACGCAGCAATGCGAGCGGGTCAGAATCTTTGGCGCGCAATGCGGTGCTGAACCGGTAAAATGCACGAGTGTCCTCGGCCAGCGCCCATGCTTGCGGCTTGCGACCGTCTGGCAGCGTGACGGAAAACTCCGTACCGAATAACGGCTTGAATCCCTGAGCGGCTGCCGCTTTGGCCCAACGTACATGGCCCCACGTGCCGCCGTCAACGATGCCTGCTGCTGGCGCGCCGAGCTCCTTGATGGCTGCCGCCACTCGCGGCACAGGCCCGAAAGTTTGACGGAACGTGAACTCGGTGCGACAACGCAGCTGTGGTATTGTCATGCTTTTTCCTCGAATGCCATCTTATGCAAGTCCAACGCCAAAACAACTTCTACCAGCGCCATCACATCGTCCAGCGCCCGGTGAGTTTGCGGCAGCGGTTTGTTGAGCGTGAACTCATAGAGCTCAGTCAACTTGGGGTTGCGGCCCCATTGATCCTTGTGCAATCCAACGGTGCAATATTCTTGCGCTGGCCAAGGGAAGTCCAACACATCGCACCGCGCCAAATCGTTACGAATCATCGCCCGGTCGAACGGCAAGTTGTGTGCAAACACAGCGAACGCCTGTCCAAAGATGTGCCGCAGTTGCGGCAATGCATCTTTGAACGATGGCGCGCCGACGAGGTTGGCGTTGGTGATGCCTGTGATGCGCGTGATCTCGTCGGTGATGTCCTCGCCGGGATGCACAAGTTGAGAGAGCGTCTCTACAACCTGACCTTGCTCATCCACCAATGCCGCGCCAAGCTCAATTATCTTCGGTTGCTTGGCGAGCGGCGCTGATGGGTGCAACGTCAGCCCGGTTGTTTCTGTATCGAAAACGAGGACAAGGTTGCTCACCCGGCATTCTCCCGGCGCACGATGAACTTCAGGTCTGTGCCGAGAATTGCGCGTGTGTCGAAGATCACGTAATGATACTTGCGCTTTTGGTCAATCAAGAACTGGTTGGTGTGGCTGCGTGTGAACACTTCTTGCGCGACCTTGATGCCCATGGTGTTGAGCTTTTGGCGAAACTTTTCCAGCTCTTCCTCGGTGCAATGCATGCCAATGTGCGAAACAGTCGGACGCCGCCCAGACATCCAGTTTGGCCCGGTTGTGTAATCCAACACCTCCAACTCCAGCGGCTTGTCGCCGGGGCGAGTGTTTTGGTAGTTGAATGAGAGGTCAGCTTCGTTCGTGCCAGAAACGCCGAACACACGACCGTCAGCCACCACATGGTCTTCGACCCATTCGTTCAGGCCCAAGTCGGAGAGCAGTTGTTTGGCCTTCACTGGATCGTTCGGGCAAAGGGCAATTTGTTCGATAAAGAATTTCATTTCAAGCTCCATAAGGTAGCACGCAACCAGTCAGGTATTTGTGCCGGGGTTTATTGTGCAACAAAAAGGCCATGAACTCCGCGAGCTGGGTCGGGTCAGTTTCCTCACCGGCCAGCAGGGCGTTGATTTGATATTGTTCAGCGTATTCGCGCGTCCAGCCGCGATGCTTGATGACTTGTTCCTCGATGTCCTTGGACATTTCGGTACCCTTGAGCTTGTTGGGGCTGATGCCAAAGACGGTGATGCCGTGTTTCTTGGTCAGCTCGCGCGCCAGCTGCAGCGTCATGATGTGCGCGGCCCCTTTGGAAGCGTTGTAAGCGAGCGATGTCGTCATGGGCATGTGCGATGCATTGCTCACGATGTTCAGCACGGTGCCATGCGAACGCTTCAACTCCGGCAGCGCCCACTGGGTCATGCGGTAGATGCCCTTTGCGTTCACTGTCAAGACGTCATCCCAATCCTCTTCTTGGAAATCTTCCAGCCAGCCTGTGATGTTGATCCCTGCGCAGTTGATCAACACATCCAGCCGCTCAGGACAGTCACCGTAAGTTTCTTGCGGGTCAACAACGTCATTGCCCTTCTTGCGGTCGAACTCAAACACCTCATGCCCATCGCGGCGCAGTGCCGCAACAGCCAGCTTGCCGAGCCCGGCCCCAGAGCCGGTGACGAGAATCTTGCTCATTGCTTTTCCTTTCTGATTAATGATTCGACCATGGCGGCGTAAACTGCGAGGTCATGGATTGAGTCTTCGTGTGTCAGGCCGCTGTTGGCGAACCGCGTCATCTTCACAACCATCAACTCGAACAAATGCCAGACGTTGTAGTCTTCTGCGGTGTGCAACCAAACCCCATCAGGGAACATGGCCGTCATGACGTCACCCACGCGCTTGTAATTGTCGCCATAGACCTTGTTGCGCTCGCGGTAAGTTTCGGCCATTTCGGCCAGGATGTCAGCGGCTGTCTTCATGCGGGCTCCTTTGTGTTGGGTTTTGTGTAGGCACAAACATTGTGAATCTCTCGCTTTTCAGCGTTTATCCCGGCCCGGAGATACATCGCCACAACGTCAGGCCTGTCGTCGTATGCCGCGACGATTTCTTCCATGGGCACCCCATAGATGTGCGGCAACCAGTTGAGCATTGTTTGCTTGAGCTCCAACGAATGGCGGTGGTCATTGTTGTTGCGCATGACAAGGTATTCATAAGGCACGTCGTTGAGGCGCAACCACTCCTTCGTCAGCGCGGCGTAGTGCACTGGGCGCGCAGTGAAGATGATTGTCTTGGCGTCAGGGTGCTGTTCAAAAATGTCTCTGTTACCAACCTTGTCGAAGCCGCTCAACACATGGTAGTCGTGGTAGCGCTCCATTGGGTCTGACTTTTGCCAGTTGATTTTTGGGATGCGCCATGCGTCGTCAGCGATACAGTTGTCGAGGTCGACGATTATGAACTTGTTCATGCAGTTTTCCTTTCTGAGATGCGGTCACGGTTGAGTTGCATTGCGGCTGCGTCAGGCGTCCACTCGCCCCACCACTCAGGCGGCAAGTTGACTGGTGGTGGTTGCACGTATTGCGGCTTGTACCCGCGCACCAACATCTCCAGCCGCAACGCCAAGAATCTATCAAGGCACCAACCGAGCCGCCGGTAGAAGAACTTGACGTGGCCAGCGCCCAACGTATAACGCTCAGGCGCCACGACCTTTCGGTTGGACTGGTAGGCTTTGGCCGCGAGATTGAAAACGCGCGGTAGCTCACGGTATTCAGCCAGCAGGTGCTCTCGGGAGAGTTCTTCAGGCGGCACGCAATTGATCCGGGTCATTTTGCCTCCTTGCGCATCTTGTCCACGATCTTCAGCAGTCGGCCCTTCTTGAGCAAGTCACCGCCATATTCTTCTTCGGCGAACTTTTCGATCTCTGCAAAGTAGTCGCGCCCTTCTTGGAACAAGAACTTCTCAGCCCATGGGTGCACCTTGAGCACCTCGTCGCACATCGCGTTCATGACCTTCTGGTATTCGTTTTGTGTTCGTCCACCGGTGCGGCTCTTGGCCAAGTCGACGAATGACCTGAGGTTGAACTTGGCGACGATGTTGGTGCTGATGTTGGTCGGCAGGATGCCGCGTGCGTCTTCCGCTGGGAGGCCGAGCTCAATCAACTTGTTGTAGCCGAGCCGGATGTTCTCATTGACGATGTCGACGATGCCGCGCGCTTGGATGTCGTTGTTCACGCGGTCGGTGTAGACGTAATCATATTCGCCCATGTTCAACACACGCATCGTTTGTTGCGCGTAGCTGCCATTGCGCGAGCGCACGAACTGATGAGTGAACGCGCGACTGACGCCTTCAATCATGAAAACGTAATCCACAAACTCCCATGAGCTGGGGATTGTGTTGGCCATGTAATCTAGCTCGGCCAGCTTCTTTTCCTCCGGCCAAGCACGAATCTCATCCATCAACCCCGGCGACATCGTCAGCCGAGTTGACTTGGTGAAGATCAGAAGCTCCCGAGCTTCTGGCGTTGTGCTGATTAGTGTTACCTTCATGGTTGTTCCTTTCTAAGTTCAAGTCAATTTTCGCAACTCTTCTGTGAGGAGAAACGTCTAACGGAGATGCGCGTATTTGCCGCACGCGCGTGGCGGTGATGCCGAGGTCTTTGGCGACCAATGAGGCGGCCCGTTGATCCATGGAAATCATCAAGTCGCGGTTGTACCTGCCGATGCGGCGCTTTATGTGACGCACAGCACAATCGAACTCCCGCTTGTCGCCCAACAACGACAGATGAACTTCCATTGTTGAGAAGCGATGTTTCCGGTCACAAATGCGCGCATACTCAACACAATATTCGAGCGGCCTGTGGCTCACACCAATGACCGCGCTCTCAGAACCGCAAATGGGACAGTTCATGCTGCGGCTCTTCGCAGGTCGTAGGCGTTGTTGACCTTGAGCAGCTTCTTGATTGCCGCGATGTCGTCCACAACGTCGTCGAGCAATATGTTGCGCCAAGTCGCGAACCGACCCAACGAATATATGTTGCGCTCCATCGTGAGCCTGAACAACAGTTGTTTGCGCACAGCGTCATCGATGGGTGCAATCTTGCCATACTTCTGGTCAACTGAACCCAACGACTCACACCCGCTCAGTTGGATGCCGAAGCTCTTGTTGATTTCTTCTTCGTCCATGTCGCCGAGCGGCCCGACCGTTTCCACGATGAGTGTGTCACCGGTGATGCTGGCGCGGTAGACGTTCAGGTGCTGTTCGGGGTAGTAGAGCGTTTGGAACACGTCAGCGCCGGGGATGCGCCAGCGGTGCACCGTGATGCCAGAGCGCGAGAACGTCACCGGGGCGAGCCACCCCACCAAGCTCAACACCACCGGCAACGGCGCTGTGGAGATGGTTGGGCGCGGCGCGTTGTAGTTGGCGGGTGTTTCCCAGTCAATCCGGTCATTCACTGCGGCCACCAGCTGCTCGTACAAATCGTCCGGCGCGATGAACCGCTCAGCCGGGTCAAGGTTCCAAATGCTCCGCTCACCGGCCAGCCGCCCGACAACCTTCTGGGCGTAGAGGTTGGCCCACCGGATGGCGCTGGTTTGTTGGGTGCCGTCGGCCCAGATGCCCTTGCGTACCCGAACCTTGCGGAACTCAATGCCCGTCAGCCGCGCGACAGCGTCACTGCGGAAACGCAGCAATGCCTTGTGCGCAGCTTTGGGTTGCGCAGCGGCTTCCACCACTTGCGCATTCGGCCACGCATGGGCTGCAATCAACCCTGCGAGGCCAGCGCCAACGATCACTGGGGCCGTCATTCGTCATCCTCAACGATGGCGAGATGATTTTTCTCGACCAGCTTTTGCAGGTAGCCGCGCACATTTTGCTGGAAGTGTTCCTCCAGCTCTGCCACCGTGCAGGTCTGGTTCGGTGCATTTTGCACGTAGACCAATACCTGATTGCGGATTGATTCGGCTTGCGGGCGAGATTCACCCGCGTTGGTGGCGACCACCTTGTGAATGATTACGCGTTTGCGTCGTTCGCCTTTGGGTTGCTCTGAGACCTTCGGGCGCGGCTCGATGGGTTGTTGTGCCGTCACGGCATCGTGCAGTGAATGACTCATGGTGCCTTCCTTATACGGATTGTTGTTTTTTATTTCGCTGGGCGTGAGCGCCACTGGCTGCACGCCTTTGGGCACACCTGCGCGCCCGACAGCGTCCTGAGCGGACATGATGGCCATGCCCACTTGCACTTCTGCTGCTGCGCGGCTCCCGAACCCTTTGAAGCCGGGATCATTCTTCAGCGCGCGGTAAGTTGCGTTCAAGTCTTCCAATGTGGCGCCCTTCACGGCATCACGGTCGCGGATTATGTTTGGCATTGCGTTCACCTTTCTGAGTTTGCTGAATTGATTATGCTGGAGTTTACCACGTCGCGGCAACTTCTTCTGCCAGTTGCCACAACTGCGCATTGTAGTCAACTGAGCGAGTGATGTCACTCAATGGGCGGGAAGTGGCCGCACGGCCTGAGCGTGAGAGCCCTTCGATGCCGCCGCGCACGGTATTTTCCTGGACGCGGTTGAACACCGACCACAAGTCACCCTTGTCGTCTTCTGCGCGGCGCGGCTCCAGCAACTCAGCCGGTGAGAATCGCTGCGCGTCACCCCAACGCAATTGTGCGGCGAAGCGCGCGAATTCAATGCGCTGACTTTTGCTCAGGTCAACTTTCGACCAGCGGTCAATTTGCGTGTAGAGCTTGGACGTGTTTTTCGCCAACTCTTGCATGCGGTGAATCAGGTCAGCCGCAGCATCTCCGGTGTGGCGCACTACTTCATGGCCCACCGTGTTGCCGACAACCAGCCCATTGGCACAAACGAACCGGAAAACTCCCGCCATCACGCGCGCCGAGGAGGAACCGTCGTGGCTGTTGATGAGGATGATGCGCGGTACGGCCCCATTGATTTCTTCGTGGTCTGGGTGGCGGAAGTCGATCATGTGCTTGGCGTAGAGTGAACTGCGCTTGCGCGGGTTGGCGACGGAGCTGGTGGCAACCTGCCAACCTTCTTGCGCGAAGCGGTCGACAATCTCGCCGCTGGAAATAAACTGGTAACGCGCGCTCACGGTTGGGGCGGCTCCGTTGGCCAAGGCGGGTGCTGGTAGTGTTTTCATGAGTGTCTCCTCAGAGAGTTTGTTGTTGAACAGAGATGGTGTAGCCTAGACCTTTGATTTGCTCAAGGACGCGGTCTGTGAATGTTTTGCAGCCGACGAGCGCTGCGAGCTTTTGGGCCACCGGGCAAACCGGGTACACCGCCCGGTTGCCGTAGTTGTTTGCGATTCTGACGGTGATGGTCATTGCGTTGTCCTTTCTGAGTTAGACGATTTTGAACTTGTAGCCGCCGAAGTCTGCCTTGCCGGCAGCTTTGAGCTGGCCACGGAACTTAATGTGCTGGCCGATCGGCAATGCCAGCACCATGAACGCTTCCCGCACTGAGCGGTGCGAGACCTTCTTGCCGTCAGGCCTCACGACTTCAACTGCGTGGCGCGCTGCACGAGCAGCTGCGACCTCTTTGTCCTGCCATGAGGCGGCGATGGAAGCGCTGCGCTCGGCGCTGGCGGCAGCTTTGCGCACTGGGCGGCCAGTTTCAGTATTCCACTCATGACCGCACATGTGGCAATCAGCGATGTGTTCGTTGACGACATGTTGCATGCCGCGAATGATGCGCACTTCGCCGCAGGTCAGGTTCTCTGTGTCGCCGCACTCAGGGCAACGCAGCTCATGAGCGTTGTCGGCAGCGACTGCGCGCTGGGCAGCAGCCATGATGTCTTCAGCGGCAACCTTCGGCAACAATGCTGCGACCCGGCGCTCGGCGGTCTTGCGGTCAGCGAACTTCTTGACTGGCTTGGCGTTGTGAGCGTTATAAAATGCGACCAGTTCAGCGGTGGTGGCGGTGGTGATGTTCATGATTAGTTTCCTTTCTGAGTTGTCGAATTAAATCAGGTCATGCTCTTCAACGGCGATGCAGTTGGATTCGTCCTCGCCCCAGACGTTGTTGCCTTGCGGCTCGTGGAGTGAGTATTCAGCGACGTCACTGGCGTGCTCCCACGCCTGCTTCAACGTCTTGTAAACGCCGCCGATGGACTTCTCGCCGTCGATGGTTTCGGTCACGATGTAAACTTTGTTCATGGCTAGTTCCTTTCTGAGTTAGAGGATGGTTGGGCGGCTGATCAAGGTTTGTGCAATGCCTTCGCGCTCGCCGTGTTCTTTGATGGTTGCTTTCACGCGAAGTTCATCGCCGCGCTCCCAAGGGTTAGAACCTTTGTAAACGACAACATTGTTGTCACCGTCGCGGCACACATTCACAAACGTGATTCCGAACCGCGTTTCGAAAGAGAACACAGCTTCAACCTTCAATGCAAACTCACGGCGCTCGCCGACGTTGCCGACATGCTGGCTGTTGGCGCGGTCCAGATCTTTCTTCGCAGCGAAATCAATCAAACGCTGTTCAGCGCGCGCCAATGCTTTGGCGACCACAGCAGTTTGTTTTTCGCTCAACGAACCCCACTCATCCAGCGCGAATTGCATCTGGCAAAGCATGTTGCCGAAATCGCCCTTGTACATTCCGCGCACCAATGGGTGCGGCTTGTCTTCGTCTGCTGGGTGATGCTTGAACTCGCCGCGCTGGTTCAGCCAATCGCTCAGGCGCGCGTTGTTCGGGTCAGCTGCGAGCCACTCGCGTGAGCGACGGATGGCTGCGTTGCGCTTGATTGCATCGGCGCGACCCTGCTCCCATGCGCCTACATTGTGAATCAGTGTGCCGCCGGTAGTGATTCTCATGGTCGTTTCCTTTCTAAGATATCCGGTTTCGCTCAACCGTACCGTATTTTCGCTGGGAAAATCAGGTCACGGCAACATATTTTTGAATGCCCCTGCAAAATGCAGGGTCTTTCCTAGGCTGGCGCACTCCCCTGCGGTAAACTGGGCGAGCCCAAGATGCCCGAGAATACCCCTTCCAAATCTCAGAAAGGATAAATTATGAAGGAAAATGAAGCATTTCTGGCCGATTTGGCCAGAGGGTTGGCCCCGGACGAGCGCCTTATCTTGTGCGGCTTCCCCGGTGACCCTTACGCCGCTGGCCCGGCGGCTTGGCGGCCCCGGCCATGGAAGGTGGGCGCTGAGGTGCCATTCGGGCCGCTGGACAACGCCTACGTGACCGTGGGCGCGTTCAAGCGCGCCACCGACGGTACCTACCGCCGCCGCACCGAGACGTTCACCGCTGGCTTGGCGCTCATGGTGGACGATGTCGGCACAAAGGTTGACCGGACATTTGTGGAGGCAATGCAGCCAACTTGGAAGATTGAAACTTCTCCCGGCAACGAACAGTGGTGGTACTTCTTGCAAGAACCTGAGCGCGACATGGCGCGGTTCGATGGGCTTATACGCGCGTTCATTCACGGCAAGCTCCTGGGCGCGGATCCAGGGATGAGCGGCGTGACACGTGTGGGCCGGTTGCCCGGACACTTGAATGGCAAAAAGGCCTACAACGGCTGGACAACGCGCGTGACGGAGGCCAACGGCACCCGGTGGACGCCGCAAGAACTCCTGGACGGCTTCGGGCTGCAAATCCGTGGACAAAGAGTCACGCGGGAAAAGTTGCCGACGGAGGAAGCGTTAGAGCGCAACCGCATGTTCATGAATGTCTACAAGTGGCTCGACCAGCGCAACATGCTCAAGCGTCATGAACCTGACCCCAGCGGTTGGACAGAGATGACTTGCCCATGGGTGGGTGACCACACTGGCGGCGTCGACAGCGGGGCCGCGATACGTGAGCCAGCGCCTGAGAACGATTATTACGGTGCCTTCAGGTGCCACCATGGACATTGTGTCAACAAGGGTTGGTCGCAGTTGACGGAATGGGTGAACGAAGAATCAATCGAAGAACTGGAAAGGGCCGCGCATGAATGAGCTTTGGTACTTCATTGTTTTGGCAGGCATCGGCACTATGGGCGCTGGTGTTTTTGTTTTGTTGTTGGGGTTCGCTGCTGCGTTGGGCATGATCTTGGAGGACGACGAATGACTGACACAAGATTTTGCACAAGTTGTCAAGTGACAAGGTCGCTCGAAGGCGGCCAGCGCAAGGTCACACGCGGCGTTCCGCGTTGGGTTTGTTTGCCTTGCTTGCAACGTAAATCAGAGAGCATATATAAGAATCATGAGCGGAGGAAAGATGACAAACGATGACATTATCCGCATGGCGCGGGAGGCTGGGATTCCCGAAACGGCGACCGAAGGAGTGTTCATTGCAAATTCAGACGATCTTGGGCGACTGATAGCAGCGGAGCGCGAGGCAAACAAAGATCGGATTGAGACGATGTACCAGATGTACAAGATGGCTAGTCAACAGCGTGATGAACTGATGCAGCAGCAAGCCGACGCACTCCGCGCCCGACTAGCGCAACTTGAACGTAACGATGGCATCGAATTAAAAAACATTGAGCATCCGATTTCTTTGGGCGATGCGTCAGACTATAAGTTTTCTAGCGAATCCATTGAAGAAGGGTGGTTGCAGCGCGAATGGCAAGGGCTGACAGATGAGGAGATGCGGCAAGCAGCGCAAGCAATGGATGCTGAACCATTAGCAGAAGGTTGGCGTGAGTTAATTAAATTTGCCCATGCCATCGAAACCAAGCTGAAGGAGAAGAACGGTGGATGAACCGATTGCGAAGGTCATAGGAATTTACGACGGCTACTTTATGGCGGCTTCCATCAATGAGGCGGCATTGCCTGTTGTTGGTGCGCAACTCTATGGCGCGCCGCCCAAGCCGGTATGGCGAGAGTTGACAACAGCAGAAACAAAAGCGCTTTGGGCCGCTGCGGAGAAAAAGCCGAGCGCGTTCGCGGAGATGATTGGCCGGAAATTGAAGGAGAGGAACATTGACTGATTACAACGACTACGCAACACAACGCCGCGTGCTGCTGGAATATCTGCAAGTGATGATTGTGTTGGAGGACTGGCATGGCGTCTCCGACGTGGCCAACGATTTGCGAGAGCTGGAAGCAAAACACAACAACAACTACAAACCAAAGTAGGAACCCATGACAACAATCGAGGAAAGGACCGCCGCCAGAGAAGCGGCGCTGGCAGCAGCCGTGGCAGCTTCCCGGCGGCTCGCGCGGCCAGAGGATTACGTATTCGACAAAGCGCAAGAGGCATTTTGGGACTTGCGTGATGGGACACAGCATTCTGAAAAAGCGGTCGACGCTTCCATCCCTATCGAGCTTTGGCGAGTTGAAGTGGAAGAAGCCGAAGAGGAAGCACCAGCCGAAGGACGGCGTGGCCGTGGGCGGCGTCGACGTGAACGGCTCATCCCGCCTTCGCGCGACATCATGCGCGTTGAAAATGATCAGTTCGTCGAAGGTAGCACATGGTGGCCCGGTGAGCCGCAAATCATCAAGGATATATTTATAGATTCCAACGGCTGGCGTCCAGCGCTGGGCCGGAGGATCTACAACAAATACCTGCCGCCGCCCGAACTCACTGGCGACGCTGCGCAAGCGGTTGTTTGGGTCAACCACGTACGCAAGCTCTGGCCCGACCCGGTCGAGCATGAGTTCTTCTTCGACTTCTGCGCGCATATGGTCCAGCGCCCCGACGTGAAGTGCAACGCTGCAATCGTCTTGAGCGGCACACAAGGCATCGGTAAAGATGCGGCGTTGATGCCAGTGAAAGCCGCAGTGGGCAACTGGAACACCAAGAACATCGACCCCGACGAGCTGTTCTCTCCTTACAAGCCGTGGCTGGAAACTTTGATGCTCGTGGTCGACGAAGTGCGCCCGACGAAGGATGAGTTCCATGCGTCGTCAGCTTACAATATTCTTAAGCCAATGATCGTCGCGCCACCCGACACGCTGCCGCTGAACGACAAATACGCAAAGTTGCGGCACATCATCAACCGGCTGCGCGTGTTCATCACGACCAACGACTGGATGAGCATGTACATCCCACCCGAAGACCGCCGCATGTTCATCATGCACTCTCACCTGCCACAAAAGTGGCATGAGAAAGAAAAACAACCAGCCTACTTCAATGAGCTGTTCGCATGGTTCGAAAGTGGCGGCATCAACCACGTAGCCGCGTGGCTGACGGCGAGAGACCTCTCGGCGTTCGACCCCAAGGCACAAATCGCTCGCACAGCCGGGTGGGGCGCTGTGGCGGCTTCCTGGGGTGAGCCTGAGGACGCTGTCGCTTGGGTGCTTGACCAGCTGGGCAACCCACCGGCCATCCTCGGACAAGAACTTGTCAACCCACAATTCGACCACCGCGAAGAAGTTGCCAACATGCTCAAGTCGCCGCGCAAGATTTCTCACCGCATGAACCGCGCTGGCTACGTCAATGTGCCTGCACCGGGCGGCGCTGACCGATGGGTCTTCCGCTCGGAAGGCAAAACGCTGCGCGCGAGATATGCCTTTGTGCGCGGAGAGCTGACGCGTGATATCGATGCCGCGACCGAGCTTGTGCGCAAAAGAGGAGAAGAATTGCTCGCCGCACAATCCCAAGATGGGGGAAATGTGGTCGTTTTGGAAGCAAAGAAGGGTGGATTCTGATCCCGAGATTGACGCAGAATGAATTTCGATGAGAGCCGCAGGAATAATAGTCGTCTCGGGCAACTTGGGATCCTGATCCCGAGATTGAAGCATAATCCCAAAAATCCCAAGATAGTAATTGTTGGATAATTTTGTGTTAATTTGTATTAAATTAAGAAAAAGAGAAGAATAGGAAATCTCGGGCATCTCGGAATCTCGGGATTTGGCGGCGTACCCGAGATTTAGGAAACTTTTTATGCTTTGTGCGAAATAGAAACGCGCGGCGAAAATGTTGCCGGAAGAACAGAGCGCGGCGATAATCGCGCGAAGAATGCTGTTTGAAGCATTTTCAATAAAACTTTAGGATCAAATATGGCTGGCGTGAAGGGTCGTAGTGGCAGACCACCGGGCAGCGGCGGTCGTCCTCCTGGCGTTTTGAACAAAACAACGCGCGCGGCGCGTGAAGCCATCGCGGCGTTTGTTGACGACAATGCTCCGCGCATGCAGGAGTGGCTGGACAAGGTTGCGCAGGGCGTGCCTCGTGTTGATGCGGATGGCAATCAGTTGCACGATGAAGACGGCAACCCGATGTGGTTCCATCCACCCAACCCTGAGAAGGCGTTCAACATGCTCAAGGATGTGGTTGAGTATCACGTGCCCAAGCTCGCTCGCAGCGAGGTCACTGGTGCAGGCGGCGGCCCGATTAGTGTGGCGGCCATCGACATGAAAGGGTTGTCTGACGCCGAGCTGGAAACAATGCAGCGGCTCTTGGCGAAAGCGAGCGACGCATGAGCATCGACCGCACGCCAGTCGGTGCTGAAACAGAAGTGATCGAGGAATGGCTGCGGCAGTTCGGTGAATTGCAAGAAACATCCGAAGGCACAGCGGTGGTGCTCACAACAGAGCTGTTGCGCGAATACGCCGAGTGGGTTGCGGCTTGTCAGCGCGAATGTATCGCTCAGGTGTTGGAGCGGATGCCTGATGGTTACTGGGCGAACAACTGCGCGATGGCTATACGCATGATGAGGGCGCAACACTGATGAATGCTCCATTGAGCCCTGCTGTGATGTTGGACGCGATACGCCGTGAGAAAGACCGGCGAGCGGCGTCTGCATCATTGTACGAGTTCGTGAAGCAAGCATGGCCGATTGTCGAGCCGGGTGTGCCGTTCATTGCCAGCTGGCACATCGAAGTCATCTGTGAGCACTTGGAAGCGATCAGCTCAGGCGAGCTCCGCAAGCTGCTCGTCAACATCCCACCGCGACACTCCAAATCTACCATCGTGAGCGTTATGTTCCCGATGTGGGAGTGGCAAGTGTCGCCTGAGCAAAAGTATCTGTGTGCGAGCTACAGCGGCACACTCTCCATCCGCGACAACCTGAAGGCGCGGCGGCTCGTGCAGAGCCCATGGTACCAAGAGCGTTGGGGCCAGCTGTTCGAGCTCGCTGGTGACCAGAACGCCAAGCAGCGTTTCGAGAACGACAAGACAGGCTACCGGCTCGCCACCAGCGTTGGCGGTACGGCCACTGGTGAAGGCGGCTCGCGGTTGTTGCTTGATGATCCGCACTCAGCGCAAGAAGCTCAGTCTGACGTGATCCGTCAGAGCGCGCTGGAATGGTTTGACGTTGTTTGGTCGACGCGACTCAACGATCCCAAGCGTGACGCGATGATCACCATCATGCAGCGGCTGCACGAAAAAGACATCAGCGGACACATCCTTGAGGACATTGGCGGCTGGGAACACTTGATGATCCCGGCTGAGTGGGATGGTGTGCGTCGCAAGACGATCCTGGGCTCATACGACCCGCGCACGACAAAGGGCGAGCTTATCTGCGCAGAGCGCTTCGGTGAAAAAGAAATCACCGAGCTCAAGCAGCTGCTCGGCGTTTACGGCACTGCGGGTCAGCTGCAGCAAGATCCGCAACCGGCTGAGGGCGGCATTCTCAAGACCAAGTTCCTGCGGCTCTGGCCGCACGACAAAGGGTTGCCGCAGTTCGAATATGTCTTGCAGTCGTATGATTGCGCGTTCACTGAGAAGACGACTGGCGACCCAACGGCTTGCAGCGTTTACGCCGTGTTCACGCTCGACAACGAGCGGCACGTGATGTTGATCGACGCATGGGATGAGCATTTGTCGTACCCTGAGTTGCGCACAAGGGCGATCAGGGATTGGCAGACAGAGTACGGCGGCACGACGGTCAAGGATGGGTTGCGCGCGGCCCGGCGGCCTGACCGCGTGTTGGTCGAGGCAAAGGCGTCAGGCCAGTCACTCTTGCAAGACCTGCGGCTCGCGAAGGTGCCAGCTATCGGCTACAACCCCGGCAACGCGGACAAGGTCTCGCGCGCGCATCAGGCGGCCCCAACACTGGAGCTCGGCTACGTTTGGGTTCCTGAGAGCGGCAAGAACATCGGCCATGCGGTGAGCTGGGCGTTGCCGTTCATCAAGCAGCTCGAGAAGTTCCCTGTGGCCGAGCATGACGACTATGTCGACACGTTCACTCAGGCGATCATTTACCTCAAGAACGATGGTTGGTTCGACTTGCCCAAGGCACGCGACCCAGACGAACCCAAGCAGTGGAAGCGTGAAAGGATCAATCCTTATGCAGCCTAAGAAACCAGTGTGGGAAAAAGCTCGCCCCAAAGACCTGCCTGAGCCGAAGGCGCTCAGCAAGAAGCAAAAGTCCAGCGCCAAGAGCATGGCCAAGAGCGCCGGGCGGCCCTACCCGAACCTTGTCGACAACATGCGCGCTGCGCGCAAGAAGGGTTGAGCCATGGTCGACAAAAGCAAGATGGCCTGCAACAAACCGCGCAGCACGCCTGACCATCCGAAGAAGAGCCACATCGTGAAGGCGTGCGAGGGTGGCACAGAGAAGATCATTCGCTTCGGTCAGCAGGGCGTCAAGGGTTCGCCCGAGGGCAGCGCACGCAACGATTCATTCAAGGCGCGCCATGCGAAGAACATCGCAAAAGGCAAGATGAGCGCGGCTTACTGGGCTAACAAAACCAAATGGTGATCTATGGCTGACATCCGTCCAACACCCGAGCAGCGCCCCGTTGTGGGCGGCTTGGCACGATTGCTCCAGCGCGCCGACCAGTTCGCTCGTAAGCCGTTCGGCTACGAGAACCCGCCGGTGGCGATGGTGTCAGACTTTCTAAGTATCCCACCGCTTTACCGAACGCTAGAGAACTATGCGTATGGTTCGCCGTTGGCGTCAGGCACCAGCTCGGTCAGCCGGTATCTGCCAAAGCTGACTGAGGACACAAAGGGCGCGATTGAAGGTGCGATCAACTTGGCACCGCTGGTGGGGCCAGCAGCGCGCGCCACGACAGCCGGTGCAACAGCGTTGGGGCGCTTGGGCGAGCGAGCAGCGGCTCAAGCGGTTCCTCAAATCATGGAGCGTCGTGGCGTTGGTGCAGACTTGTTGTCGGCGCTCTCGCAAGGCACGACCAGCAACGTCGTGAAACCAAAGGGCGGCAATTGGTTGGCGAGCAGCATTGAAAACAAGTTAGTGCCGCTCAAAAGCCCAGACGAAGAAATGGCAATCCAAGCTGTTCTGCGTGCCAATCCAAATATCGATCGAGAGGCTGCTCGCCAATTTGTAGCTGCTGATTCTGCTGTCCCGCCGCAAAACCAAGCCATCAATCGTTGGATCGACACAAAGCTCGCGAAGTACATCCGCAACGAGATGGGCACGCCGGAAGATCCTGTGCGTGCGTTGGCCGAGCGCGGCGTGTTGCATTTCCAACCACGCGGCTTCCGTGACGCTTCGTCAGCTATGGACAGCGTCAGGATCAATCGAGGGTATGGTGGGTTCCCGCTTGAAGACACAGCCACATCACCACTCGCAAAACAGTGGGAGCGTTATGCCGATGAAGCCATTCAGCCTGTTCCTTCACAAACGCGCGTTGCCGGTCTTGAGTTGACGGGCGATTTCCGTGCTCAAAAAACTTTAGCAGACAATCCTTGGTTGAAAACGTTGCCGCGCGACACGCTTGTTTATGAACCCGGTTATCGCGCGTTTGTCGATGATGAAATGCTCGGCTTCCCGCACCTCATCGACGAACTGAAAGCTGCAATGAGCCCGACGAGCGAATTGCCGACGAACTTGCGGCTCGACCCAAAGGACATTGACAAGCTCACTGTGCCGCAAGCGGTTGAGCGTGTAAGCAAGATCAACGCATGGCGCGCCGAACAAGCCGCCCAAGCTGAGAAAGCAGGGATGATGGAAAACCTGCAAGCGGCTCCGCGCTTGGCCGACGAGAACTTGCAGTTGTCGTTCGTGGAGAAACCCGGCGGCGCATGGGTGGACATTCCAGAGACGGTCAACGAAAAAGGAATCCAGCTCTGCACATCAATCGGCAAAGCGGGTGGCTGGTGCACGAAGAACGAAGGTCTTGCCAGGACTTATGGTTCAGGCGAGAATCGTTTGACAACGCTTTTGGACGCCGAGGGCCGTCCGCACGCTCAGGCGAAGATCACGACGGACGCTGACCATCTTGCTGCTTTCGAAACAGCGACAGAAACTTTGACGCCTCAACAAGTTGCACGTTGGGAAGACGACATGGCGCGGATAATGGATCGGCCACCAGAATTGGAAGAAGGTCTCGACTGGATGGCGCAAAACGCGCCAGAAGCTTATTTGGCGTACAAGAAAAATCTGGCTGACCAAGGCAAAAACTCTTTACCCGACATCACCGAGCTCAAGCCTCCCGGCAATTCATTCAGCAGCGACCGCGCACAAGAATACGCCAAGCGCGACCCGCAATACAAAACCAAGGTCACCGGCTCTGTCTTGAACTTCCTCAACAGCGGCGAGTGGGGGCGTGTCGCTGACCTGCATCATTACGACATCGTGGACTTGCAGGAGCCGGGGAGCTTGATGGACGGGCTCAAAACGCTCTACGGCGACGAAAGTTCTCGCCGCATCGGACAAGAGTTCATCGATGCGTTCAACCATGCTGTCGCAGCAGAGCCGAACGCCAACCGCTTTATGACGCCGCGCCAGTTACGCGACTTCATTGGCCCTGTCGAACCTTTGGAGGGCTACGCCGAAGGTGGTTATGTTCAAGGCTATGGCGTCGGTGGCGCAGTCAAGTCGTTCGCCAAGCTGGTGCGCAGTTACCTTGCAGGCGAAGGCAAAGTAGCAGAAGCCGCGCCCAAAGAACAGAAGATGTTGCAAGGTGTTTATCGCGGCTATGCAGGCGAGCCCGGCGGCGAAGAAGCCTTGTTCGCCTCGCCTCAAAAGTCGATCGCAGACTATTACGCGCGGCGGCGCGCTGCAGAGACCGGCCAAACACCGCACGCCGAGATGCTGTTGGTGGATCCGTTTGCGGGTGACCAATATGGCTTGAGCATCTTGTTGGACAGACACAACCGCGACCCGAACTTCACACGCGCTCGCAAGCTCCGGCCCGAAGACGTTGTTGAGCGCACTCAGCTCTATGCAAAGGGCGGCGCGGTCGACTATGACCCTGACGAGATCGCAAGGTTGGCGGCGAGTGTTGTGCCCGGTTACGCCGCAGGCGGCTTGGTCGACTATGACCCAACAGAAATAGACACAATTGTGTCCAAACTGAAAGAGGAATTCCATGGCTGAAATGAACAAGCCGCTCGAAGACGACGAGGAACAAGGCGAAATGTTCGAGCTCGAAGACGACGAGCTCGAAGTTGAAGACACCGAAGACGGCGGCGCGATCATCCGTATGGAAAACGAGCAAGACGCCGCAGTCAAGCAAGCGCACTTCGCCAACATCGTCGAAGAGGTCGACCCATCCGCACTCAAGACGGCGGTGCAAGACCTGCTGGATAAGCTCGAAAAAGACAAGGAAGCCAGAGAAAAGCGCGACAAGCAGTACGAGGAGGGATTGCGTCGTACTGGCTTGGGTGACGACGCGCCGGGCGGCGCTCAGTTCACTGGTGCCAACAAGGTGGTGCATCCGATGCTGGTGGAAGCCTGCGTGGACTTCAGCGCGCGGTTCATGAAGGAGGTGTTCCCGCCGTCCGGCCCGGTGAAGAGCAAGATCCTGGGCGAGCACGACAAAGAGAAGGTCGACAAGGCGCGGCGCAAGGCTGAGTTCATGAACTGGCAATGCACGGAACAAATGCCAGAGTTCCGCAGCGAGCTGGAGCAGCTCAGCACGCAGCTGCCGTTGGGCGGCGGTCAGTACCTGAAGCTCATGTGGAACGCGCAATGGAAACGCCCATGCTCTGAGTTCATTGCGATTGACGACATTTACTTGCCGTTCGCGGCCACGAACTTCTACAGCGCCGAGCGCAAGACGCACGTCCAATACATCACCAAGATGGAATACCAGCGGCGCGTGAACGCCGGTATGTATTCAGACGTCGACATCGGCCAGCCAGAAGACCCCGAGTTCAGCAAGGCGAGCCAAGCCAACGACAAAATCGAAGGGCGCAAGGACACCGCCTACAACGAAGATGGCTTGCGCACCATCTTTGAAATTTATACGCACTTGGACTTTGGTGATGGCGTTGAGCCTTACATTCTCTCCATCGACAAGAGTTCCGGCAAGGCGCTTTGTTTGTACCGCAACTGGGAACCAGAAGACGAACAAAAGCGCGAGCTAGACTGGATTGTTGAGTTCCCATTCGTGCCTTGGCGCGGCGCTTACCCTATCGGGCTCACGCACATGATCGGCGGGTTGAGCGGTGCGGCCACCGGCGCGTTGCGCGCGCTGTTGGATTCAGCTCACATCCAAAACATCCCGACGCTGTTGAAGTTGAA